GTTGACATTCCGTTGCTTGGGTACATACACCCACGGGCAGCAACTTAGTACTGAAATAACAGTTTTGGCTCATTAATCCAACGACCCCATGCCACCTTAATTATTTGAATTCGGGGTGACGCCGAATTTTGCGGGACTCACTACCAGGGGGACCAATATCGCCCAGGGATCTTATTACCTTCAACATGTTGTATGTTGTTGTATAATGCTTCAAGTTCCTTCTGAGCTCCAGGTGGAACACCAGTAGTGAGTTCGAAACTATCACGATCTTCGTCTGAGTACTTGATTTCATCAAAATTAATTGCCCTCTCCTTGACGGAGGACATTTTTGTGAGATCTTTTTCCTTCAGACGAGTGTAATATGAATAGTTCGACACATATAGAAAAGCAAGATGTTTCTTCTTGAACTTTCGTAGACCACTAAGTCTTACTAAGCTTCTGTAGTAACATTCATAGACTGGTACGCCCTTATTTGCATGGCAACCACCCATTCCTACAGCAAACATCCTATCACGTGCTTCTCCTTCCATACACATCATCATTGCATCCTTGAGCAGACAACTTGGTGGTCTGATCATCGTCCAATGTCCATCCACGAACACCGGACTATGTCTACAAAATGAAATGTTGTTAAATATCCTTACTGGTTCTTTTGTCTCAACCTTTAGTATATAACCAAAATCATGCATATAATCTTGCATGTGGTCAAGGTTGGGCATAGAACCAATATCGCATATAATTGAAAAATCGTCACCACAGTCCATAGGTTCTATGGTGAGACCAGTTTGACGAAAGTAATTGATCATCAACAAATTGATGATCACATGTGCTGAAGCAGCAGTCTTTGGTGTCCCATCGTTAAGCATGCACGGCAATCTGACCGAAACACGATTTAAAATACCATCTTGATCAGGGACATCAGCTTTACCCAACACGTCGTCTTTATTTTCCAATTCGTTAGCTGCATCTGGAAAAATCTTGGTGACCAGATACAGAAACAAGTCCAATGCGTCTTTCCGCGTATGTTGAGAAAACCTTGAACAGTCGAAATCTATTTCACAGGGATCTCTGAATTCATTCCACTTTCCATACAATATAGTGGCCCAAACTTCAGAGGTGAATCCTTTACTGCAAACGGGGTGAACACAATGAACTTCGTCCTGCCAAAGTTCATCAATTGCCCCGTATAGTGACATAATGCCACCACAAGGTTTCTCAACACTTTTGATATAAACACCTTCCCATGCAATTGCCTCTTCACAAGGAGGACATATAACACGTGGTGCTTTACCAAATTTTTCACGTTGGAACTTGGTGAACAGTTTTATTTGCTCCCAAGCTGGCAACATGCCATTAGCCTTTAGATTCTCAGCTGCAATCCTATAGCACTCACGCCGATGTGCAGGAGAATCTTCCACCCACTGATCAAGAGACATCAGTTTGTGGTCATCCAACTTCTGAGCAAGGCAGTCAGCAAGTGGATGAATTTGTTTAAATATACCTCGCAAGGGCTCATGTGGCGGCATGAGCACTCCATTTTTAGTCACGAGAAAGACTCTATTGATACACGCTTCAAGTAAATTATTTAACGTGTTAGAATATCCAGTGTATTCGGCTAAGAACACTGAATCATCAGTAGTTTCAATCTCAAAGTCAGGATCATGGACTGGTGATAATCCTGGCAAATATGTCATCTTTTTGTGTGACTTTTTCTTTTTACGTTGTCCCAGTTGAATGATCTTAATAGGCAGGTCATGCTCCTTAATGATTCTCATATTTTCATCAAAGTTGTCTCTGTCTGTGCTATAACATTCAACTGGGACTAAGCGTTTTTTGAACCACATGTTGTGTGGCCCAAGGCGAGTTGCGTACGTGTGGGATGTACTACTGCATGACTTAGTACAGTGATCAACCTGAGACGTGTAAACACGTCCAGCTTGTCTTGATGGTCTTTGACAAACCTGGAGATGCGAAGATCAAGGGCAATTCTATCAATTTCTCGATTTTGATATTGAGATGATAAAACATGAAGCAATTCTTTGCATGTAGCATATATTTCGCTATGATGTTGCAATAGATTAACTGCTTCTCTGACTTCTTCATCAGCATACCTCTCATCGTGCTCGTATCGTCGCCAAATACACCATCTAAAGGGATTCCAGGCTGAGAGTTTCATATGACGTCCTCGTAACTGACGTCTATCTCCTCCCATACATTCTGGTAGAAAGTGTTTGGCTAACGAGTAGTAAGTGGTATGTCTCCCATGTACCGTATGATCTTCATTGTACTTCTCCTTTTTCCCATTACGTACAGTCTCAGCAATTTGATGCCAAGCTTTAATTGCACGCACGAGTGGTCTGTCACCATACCCATGAAGTCTGTGTGGTGCACCGCGGCAGTATAATATGTACATATACCATGATGAATGATTCATCCCATTCTTCTGTTGACCATTTGGCTTAAAGGTCATTTGGGATGATGAGAACCAATTCTCATCCACCATGCATACACATCTGCATCGGTTACAACAAATACACACTCCTTCATCGTATGCAACTCTCTGGATTTCCTTCCCTTCGACATCCTTCTCATCATTGAACGCGTACAACCCCATTCCTCGTTCTGTGGTGTACTTGCCCAATCGACTCACATTATCAGTAGGCCTCACCCAATTCGGAAAGGTGAATGATGGCTTTTGAACTACATGTGCTATTATGTCGTCACCACTCATCGGTTCAATTCTATCCGATATGAACTTGTGGCATCCAGCACAACACGCAGAAATGTAATTCTGTCTGAGCATGTAAGTATAATAAGCCATGTCCCAAAAGTTGTTACCAGTGTTCCTTTGGTAATTATCAACTTCGTTTCCGAACAGAAAATGTTTGCGAAACCAAGACCATGTTGAAAATTGATATTGGTGTGGTGCATACTCTTCCTGATTGAGCTGATGCTCGCTCGGAGGGATAATAATGGCTGATGAGAGAGGTCCACCGTCAGTCGACTCTAACAGGGACTCATTGCGATTGCATTCTTCACAAATTGGCTCTTTTACTTCCAGTCTAGCGACTAACTGCTCCTCATAAGGAGCGGAAGGGTCGTGATCCACCGGTGCCATAAACTCAAAAGGGTCAACATAATAGTTATCAGCATCATAAGCGACAGCTACAGTAGTGTCACTATGATATCCATCATCTGAATCAGACGATAGGATTAACGCTTTTAATCTCCAATTGTTAATAGCAGCACCAACTTCACCTCTGTCCATCAGTGGTATCTTAACCGACTGATGTAAGGCATCACCCTTCAGACAAGCGTTTTTAACAATCTTACGCCTGTATTCGGAGTTCCGCCAGGTTACTGGTGGATCAAGAGCTTGAAC